GATTCAATATCAAAGGGATTACTGGATAAATTCACTGGCGCGATTCGTCCTGGTAGTAATCCATTTCCAGCAAAATGAGTAGTTGTAGGATTTCCAAAATTACTTTTATTACATGTTAGATAGTTGCATAATCCAGAGTTAGCATTTTGTTCTAAGCGATAATCTCCTTCGTTATTTTTACTACGAGTAGAAGCCATTATAGGTGTATATAATAATGTATATTTTATATACACCAAAAAATTATTTATAAATTTTTGCGTACAATTGTTTATAAACATCAGTTTGTAACAATTCTTCAGTAGAAATACCAGACACTATTTTTATTATTAACTGATGGAATAAGTCTAAATAATCATAACCAAGCATAATAGTAAGTCCAATATTCGGGTCTGTAGAAAACATAAATGATGCGGTTTTTTCATACAAGTTGATAACTTCGGGTATAGTGTTTGTAATTTCCAAAATATAGTCCATAGTAATATTAGCAGCGTCTAAATCATAAGATTGTTCGTCCTTAGTTATCTCATCTAAATTCATTTCAGATATATCGGGATAATTTGTAGGATTCATTTTAAATAATTTGCGTAAACAATGACGGTACTCAGTATCATTTGAATATTCAATTGTTAATTGAATCGGATAAGAATATTCCATTTTCATTACTAAATATAATGTATAATGTTTATGTTAGTTTTCAATAAATATTATACCGATGCGAAAAACTCCCAGTCCAGGTCTTCACATACCTTTTTCCAAATCATATCTTGTTCTAATTGTTTTTCTCTATCTTTCATCATGGGTATATAGGGTAAATACTGCGTTTGGTCTAACAATACACATAACTGATGAAGGGTATATGTGTAGTTAAAAAAGTTGGTTCGGTTAGCAGGACAATGAACCGCCCATGGCTTTTGAATCTCAATGAATAATACACATAACGTCTCATGTAATTCTTCATTCATTACTGGGGGTTTAATTCCAAATAATGAGTTAATGTATTGAATATGTTCGAAATACTTGTTTAATCCAAGCTTACGTAATAGTTCACGCATCTTATCATAATTCAATTCGGACATATCAGTAATACGTTCCTTTTTAATACGTGCTTTAATTGAATCTATTACTTCATCGGGTATTAATGTGGTTTCTTTAGCTTGGAACTGTGAAAGAATTTCTTTAAAATGATTAAGACGAATATACGCTGTGTAAGAAACTTCATTCGGTGGGTCTTTGTTATTCGGTTTAGAACTATCTATAATATAGGTAATGAATTTGCCACATTTATCATTATTACATATAAGTATTCCTTCTTCATCTTGAGGTATCATTTCGCCAGAATTACAAAACTCACATGTATCAGACTCTACATAATAATCTTGTGAATTAGTAAACTCATTTGTCACATTTCTCCAATATTGCTGCGTATTCATTTTCGATTGTGTATATTTGTTAATTGTTCCATCATTACTATTCTCAGTAGGCTTTATTTTGAAAAAAGAGTTTAAAGCATCCGTACTACCCGATTCATCCATACTTGTTGATATTTGCTGTTTTTGTTCGAAATAATCAAAAATAAATCGGGAATTATCAAGCAAATATTTTTTCCTCTCTTGTTTGAGAGTTTTTATCTTCTGTTGAATTTCCTTAATTTTGTCTTTCATGTTCATATATTCGTCTACTTGACCGGTTCGTAAAGTTTTGATGGCGTCTTTTAGTTCGTCCTTTTCTCTCTGTAATTGGGGTATAGTTTCATTCTCTATCTTATCATAATATGCTGTTAACTCTGAGTGTTTTTCATCTATTGTATGTATAGTTTTCAATTGTTTGAGTTGTTTTTTTTTAGACTCACCTTTCATTAACTGAGATGAAATACTTTATGATGGTGTTTTTATGTTAGTTTTTATACCTTTGAATATATTCGTACAAAAAAATAATAATTCAACATGATGAGTATTCAAATATATCTTATATAGTGACAGGGTATGTGTCATAATATTTCTTAGTAACAGAGTTATTATGTAGTGGCTTGATAATAGGTAAAGTATGATTCTGTTTGTTTATGACAATATAATGTGTTTTTGAAAAATAACAATCACTACAATGTGTAGAAAACCATAATGTAGCTAACGCATATGCTGCGATAATATAATAAATCATATTTGAAAGTTGTGTGTATTATCCCAACCATCTAATGTAAACAATCAATTTTTAGCACCACATACATTTTTTCATTTTTGTAGCACAATCAAGACATATTCGGGGTGCTAAATACAAATACCCAAAAGGATTACATACGTGGTCTGGATTACTATATCCGTGAATTTTCCTTTTTTTACATTTTTTACATTTATATCTTGCTGGAGATAGCGGAAATTCTTTTTCATGAAGTTTATGCTCTTGACATATAAATTCGTGTTTTGTGGGTTCCATATATTGTTCGGACATGATATTATTAGTATACATTATCAAGTGAAAAATTCGTAAATATCAGAAGAATATGGTATTTAGAAAGTGTATAATGAATACTAAAAATAGCGAAACAACTTTAATAGATTTGCCTCAAAATATAAAAATAGAAAAACCTGTATTTCAAAAAATGATGTTTTTAACAAATGCTTTAGAAGAAGGTTGGAGTATCCGTAAATCAAATGATTCTTATATTTTCACCAAAAAGCATGAAAATAAGCGGGAAATATTTCAAGAAGACTATTTAGAGAAATTTGTATTAACAAATAGCACGAATGTACTGGGTATAAGCAGTCAATTATAAATCAGATGTGTATATGAAAACATACATTATATTGTGAAGATTTATCAAGTGATACAAATATATTTAGGATATTTACAACTGTAGTTCAAACATTACAATTGTAATTTAATAAGGGAACTATAAATTTACATTTTTGTGACTATTGCTAATAATTAGAGCAATTATTTACAATAATAGATAGATTTTTAGCAATATTATTATTTTTAATTGAATTAATGCGATTTTTTCCCAGATTTTTTTCTTTGTAGAATATATAAATTCCATACAATGGCTGGAGGTTTAATGCAATTAGTCGCCTACGGCGCACAAGACGTGTTCCTTACCGGAACCCCCGAGATTACTTTCTGGAAGGTGTCCTACAGACGCCACACCAACTTTGCCATGGAGTCCATCGAGCAGACCTTCTCCGGTCAAGCCGACTTCGGACGCCGTGTCACCTGTACCATCAGCCGCAACGGTGACCTTGCTTACCGCACCTATCTTCAGGTGACTCTCCCCGAGATCAACCAGAACATGAACTCAAGCGGTGCCGTTTCTGCCCGTTGGTTAGATTTCATTGGCGAGCAGCTCATCGCCCAAGTTGAGGTTGAGGTTGGAGGTCAACGCATTGACCGTCAATACGGTGACTGGATGCACATCTGGAACCAACTTACCCTTTCCAAGGAGCAAGAGGCTGGTTACCACAAGATGATCGGTCACACCACCCAGCTTACTTACATTGCCGCCGCTGGACGCGCCGATGTTGCTGGTCCCTGTGCCGCTTCCGGTGCCCCTAACCAAGTGTGTGCTCCCCGCAACGCCCTTCCTGAGACCACTCTTTACGTGCCTCTTCAATTCTGGTTTTGCCGCAACCCCGGACTTGCTCTTCCTTTGATTGCCCTTCAATACCACGAGGTCAAGATCAACATTGACTTCCGTCCTATCGGTGAGTGCCTCTACGCTGTTAACCCTGGCACTACCACTGGTTCTGCTTCCGTCACCCAGGCTTATCAACAATCCCTTGTTGCCGCTTCTCTTTACGTTGACTATATCTTCCTTGATACCGATGAGCGCAGAAAGATGGCACAGAACCCCCACGAGTACCTCATCGAGCAGGTCCAGTTCACTGGTGACGAGTCCGTCGGTTCCTCCTCCAACAAGATCAAGCTCAACTTCAACCACCCCTGTAAGGAGCTTATCTGGGTCGTCCAACCTGATGCCAACGTTGACTACTGTGATTCCTTGATTGCCGGTACCACCCTTCACGCCACCCACGGAGCCCAGCCTTTCAACTACACTGATGCCATTGACTCCCTTCCCAACGACATTGCAGCATACGGTGGTGTTGATGTTACCACTGCTGCTGCTACCGATGACAATAACCTTGCTGGTATGGGTAACACTGGTGCTTCTAACGCTGCCGCTACCGAAGGCGAAACCTCACAAGGTCTGTCTGATGCCGGTTCTTTCGTCCTTGCCGAGACTGCCCTTGACATGCATTGTTGGGGTGAGAATCCTGTCGTCACCGCTAAGCTTCAGCTTAACGGACAGGACCGCTTCTCCGAGCGTGAGGGTTCCTACTTCGATACCGTTCAGCCTTTCCAGCACCACACCCGTGCCCCCGACTCCGGTATCAACGTGTACTCCTTCGGTCTTCGCCCCGAGGAGCACCAGCCTTCCGGTTCCTGCAACTTCTCCAGAATTGACAACGCCGTCCTTCAGCTTGTCCTTTCTGCCGGTGCCGTCTCCGGTGTTGCCACTGCCAAGGTCCGTGTCTACGCTGTTAACTATAACGTTCTCCGCGTAATGTCAGGGATGGCAGGAGTAGCGTACTCAAATTGATCAAATTGTCAGTTAATGCGTGACCTACAAAGTATTTTAATAAAAGGATTCGTCCACAAAAACAAAATAAAAATTATAAAACACAAAAAAATAAATAAAAAATGTAAAATAGTTAATCAATTACCCTGTCGGTTTTTGAATCTCCATAAAATATAATAAAAACTATAATGTTTTTATTATACACAATAATCAATCTAATTATTCGTTTCTTTTTTTGATTTCCTATAATCAGATAATTCTTTTGCTTTCATTTGTTTATACTCTTCATCTCCATATTTTGCTCTCAATTCTTCACGCTGTTTTTGTTTTCTAAGACGTGCTTGTTCACGTTTTTCTTCAGGTGTTTTTTTATTTGTATTTTTTACAATATTTTTGGATGGTTTATGGGTTTTACATATAATTGTGGGGGTTTCAACTTGAATTCTACATTTCATAAATATTTCGCTCATTTTACTAAATAATTTGTCTAATTCCAAATCTTTTTTAATATGATTACAACTACCACAGCAAGATTTTACATTATTCATTGTATACCCTAACTTATTATCAAGGCGGTCAATGCCATTTTTACACCCTTCATATGATTTTCTACCACATAAATAACAATTGCCTTTTATTAATTCTACATATTCATCATTTGTTAACTCAAATAGTAATGATTTATTGGCAGCACGTGTTTTATATTGAGTATAAGATGCCGCATCAGTATCACAAAACTCCTCTGAAAAATAACGTCCCTTAATTTTGTTATTATATGTCAATATATGTTCTATACGTTTCAAAAACACATCAGCAGACAACGAACATTTCATAAAATTACAAGTCTTACAGCAACTCACACAATTATCCAAGACATAACCAGCATTTGAATCCAATCGGTCAATACCATTAAATCCGCGTTCTTGAATAATGTTGCAATAATGACAAGGTTCTTTTACGATTTTATTGAATTCTTCTTGGGATATTTCAAAATCCAAGTTTTTATCTCCAGCACACCTCGAATATACTCCATACTGTAAGTTGATATTGTTTATTTTATTTTGATTGTTATTTTGTACCTTTTCTGGGTTATTTTCCCTCCATTGTTTTGCATTTTCCGCGTTTTTATTCAAATATTCTTCTACGTCTGTTTCAATTTGTCGTTGTCGGTAATTCATACTCTTCATAGCAACCTTTTCATAATTATTTTCATTCCATTGTTGTTTTACTTCTTTACGTTCTGGTTTCTGTTCTGCAATACGAGCTAATTCATTACGATGTTCTTTATCGCGTTTTTGGTCCTGGATGCGGTTACTATCTCTACAATTTTTACACGTCTTTGTATTACCTCCATTAACGCCAACAAATAAACTATTTTCTAACTCTTGACAACACGTAGAACAAGTTTGATGCGTATCCGTATATGTAGTACTTTTCGCGTTCGCCCTACGATTGCGTTCCTGTTCTCTTTCCTTTTCCAAGCACGATTGACAGCGAGTATACTGATAATCTAAATCAAGTTGAGAACGACAACCTCGAACATATTGTTTGCATACTTTCTTACCCATATCTACGGTATCATCCACAAATATACAAATTTGGTGTTTCTGACAATATTTATTTTCGTCTGAACGTTTGAATACACATTTATCGTTAGCACATAATACGACGTTTTCGCGGGTTATTTGCTTGGTTTGTTTTCCCCTATTACGACAAGACGAGCACGTCTTACCGTCAGGTATATAATATGATTTTTTACAGCCAGAGCATATTTGTAGATTTGACAACATCTCTTTCGTATATTCAACCATATAATCGTGTTTTTTACAGAAACTGGTGTCATTTATTGTATTGCATCGGCAACCTTTCAAATTTCTATCAATTGCAGAACATTTTGTCATTTTGATATATTATATGTAGATTTCCTTTTATATAGTTTTATATATATACATAAAATTATATAATCCCTAAATATTCTCCTTCTCTTGGGCTAATTTTTCCTTCTTTTTAAGATATGCTCGCCTGGCGTATTCTTTTTTCTGTTCTGGGGTAGGTTGGTAATTACTTTTGTAATTAGTTCTTTTTTGATAGTCTTTAACTCTTTGTTTATGAACCTCTTTATTCTTCTCATACAATTCTTTACTATAGGCAGGTGCCGTATACCGTTTCAAATGCTCCTTAGTAGATAGCAATTCGCTTTCCAATTGAGCTACCCTTTCTTCAAGTTCACTGATACGAAGGTCTTTATCCATTGTCTTATTTTACAATATTGTATATAGAATAGTGTTTATATGATTTATCAAAACTATAATTATTTTACATAACAAACGTAATGTCCTATGATGTCATCGAATCTCATCCAATCTACATCTTGTTCGTGGTCGTCAAACTCATCCTCATCTACGTTTAACTTATCCAATAAAATTTGCATTGCATCAACTGTAATCATTTGTTCTTCATCATCCGTAAATTGTGATTGTATCTCTTCACTTTCTTGAAGACGGTCCCATTCTGTTACAAGAAAATTATTAAAGTTTTCATACCAAGTCTTATTCTCTTTGATAGTAGGTGTATATTTTACCAAAAAAATATCGTTAATAATTTCCATAGCAACATCATAGCACGTTTTATCTGTAAAACCCATTACTTTTTCTATATATATAGAAAATACTTTATATAATTTCTCAAAACATATTAGAATCATATGCCATCATTTTCGGAAGAGGCAATAAAGTAAATTCCATTTGCTCTATCAATGTAATAATATCGAGAACACGTAAATAATCGTTCTTTTTATTTTTTGAAATGTAACTTAAAATGTCATATATGTTTGATACTTCCACCTTATCGCCTTTATTATTCGTGAGCTCAATACCAACACGTGTAATTATATTTTCTATCATTTTCCAAAAGAAGATAGGAGAACCTTTATCCGTAAAAAGGCAGTTTTCAAAATCCATTATGACACACGTATAATTCTTGGTTTCAATTTCTATATTATCCAGATTATCAATTAGATAATTACTATGAGTTCGCGTTGTCCGTTTGACAAGTATGTTGTCTAAGTGTAAATCATTATGTATAAATCCGGTTCTATGATACGCTACAACCAGAGAATATATCGTTTGTATTAATATGCTACGTAAAATATGGAAATTCATATTGGTCCATGAATGACTTTTGACCGACCCCTCATTAAAATACTTCATAATAAGAACTTCTTTTTTGGTATCTTGTTCGGGAATTCCTTGACAAATTTTGTCTGAAGAATTATCATCATAACATTCAAATATACATATAAACTTTATAAATCCAGAACATTTTATTTTATGTAAGTGCTCTGAAATCGAATATTCTTTTCTAATTGTAGTGTTCTCTCTTCCCATTTTCACTACTATATTCATTTTACTATGATTCTTCTCCAAATACGCTAATAAGACTCTACTATCCTCGTCTTTTTGTTTCTGTAATAATTTCACAATTTCTATTCTATTGGCAGTATCAATC